GTTAATGTGTGCTCCTCTTCGCCTCCTACAGCCCCGCGCGCAAAATTAGCACCGTAAGCTAACGGGAAGCGTTCAGCCAATTTTTTACAGTTGAAAAAGCCATCTGCCGCGCCGGAGCTGAGTGAATCACCGATTTTAGCATAGAGCACTGCGTATACGGTTTTACTGAGATCGTCATTAAAATTGACACGGGCGTAGGCCTTGCTGTTTACTCCGCCCGTGTAGGTGATAACATTCGGCGAGTACCACCACTCACCGATGCCCGGCATGCTTTCTTCCAGCGCAGCGAGCCGATTTCGCATGCTGGCCAGCATAGTCATGAGAGACTCCAGCGTTGCTGGCGAAGACGGCAGTGCAGGGAGTGACGCCGGAGCGGTAAAGGGAACCGTTACCGCCGCACCATCGCCATCAATCTCCAGAAATCGGCCATCGGCTTGTTCCTTTGTGTAATAGTCGGAAAGATCCGTAGTCTTATGACTGTTAATCCAATCGGAGGAATCCGCATCCCATACCCAGATACTGTCCGTACTGCCAAGGATCGCCCATTCGCCGTCTGTGCCGGTGGGGTAAGCTGCACGCAGAGCCGCCACATTTACAAACCAGCCTTTGCACCCCTGTGCAAGCTGTTCCGCCTTTGCGGCACTGGCCGCTGCAGCCGCAGCACTGGCGGCCGCAGCCTCAGCATCGCCTTCAATCTGCTGTACCAATGCCTGATTCTGTACAACAGATTGCGCAGTGTCCTCCTGAGCTTGCTGCGCTGTCTGGGCGCTTTGCCCGGCAGCCTCCTGTGCGTCTCCGGCCCGGTCAGCATCCATCTTGCTCTGTGCGGCGGCATTTTCGGCGTTGTCCAGAAGCCCCTGCATTTGTTCCAGCGTATTCTCAAATACATTTTTCGGCGGCGCGGCAGTACCCTCTACGCTGGCGGCAAGCTGCAAGCCGTTGGACTGCAGCTTGATGATCTCTTCACCTGTGGAGGATTTGGCCACAAACTGTACCTCCAAGCGTCCGGAATACGCGGTGAAATCCGACTCCACAGGCCAGGTAATGATGACCTGTTCCTCATTGCTTGGGTCCACAGAAACCCTCAGCTGCTTGTTAATAATCGTCATATAGTCCGGATGGGAAGCACGCACATACCAGGTCATCGCGGACAGGTCGTGCCCGTCGTGATAGCGCGGGCCGGTAACGTCGTAGACCTCCGCGCGTGCTTCGCCCTGGGTGTGCAGGCCGGCCTCCGGCCCAAAGTACACATATTTGTCTTTGAATTCAATCGAAATAGCCATAAGAACCTCCAAGAAATTGATTAGACAACGGAGCCGGTGAGTTTGGTCCATTGGCTGTCCCTTGTAGTCCGGACAAGCAAAGTTCCCTGGGTGCTGTAGGAAAACACAAGGTCCGCATAGTTTCCCGCCAGGTTGTCCACCTGTCCGGCCCGTGTTGCAAAATCTGCGTTTTTAGCCGTTTCAGCTGCGGCTGCATTCTCAGCTTGAGCCGCAGTTTCCGCACTTTTTGCCGTCTTCGCCGTCTCAGCAGTCTCTGCGCTTTTCGCGGTATCCGCTGAACCAGCGCTGGCGGCGGTGTCTGCTTTTGTGGCCGTCGCTGCTTTTCCAGCGGATTCCGCATATCCCGCCTCGGATGCATAGGCGGCCCGTGCGGCGCTGTCCGCGTAGATGCTCTGCGCAGGAGCGCCCACCGGATACTCCACCACATAGGTGCCGCTGTCCTCAATGATCCGCACACGCTGGCCGGCAGCGAACCGCACGGCCGTGTTGCACTTGTAATGCTTCAGACTTTCCGTTTCCGCCCCGTTGAAGATGAGCGCGATGCCGTCCTCGTATACAGTACCCACCGTGGCGAAGGACTGGCCGGGCGGGTCCGGCTGCACGATGGCTTGCTGCTCCTGATACGTCTCCAGGATCATAGATACACCACTCTCTTTCCCGTATGGGTCATTTTGTACGGCTGTTCCAGCTCCAACCGCCAGCCTGTCTCTTCGTACAGCGTGCTCTCACCATCCCGCACCAGCTCCACCAGGTCAAAAACAGCGTGCCGCCCGCTGGGGCCGGTGTAAAACGTACGGGTCTCCGTGGACTGCAGGCTTTTAAACCGCTTGTTGTCCGCATACGCCTGCAGCTCCGCCTGAGATGCAATGTTGTCCAGCTTCTCATAGGACACGACCCGCCGTCCCAGGTTCACGATGGAAAAAATGCTGTCCGGTCTGTCGTTGACCGATACGGCCCGCATGGACGAATCAAGGTCCGGGTTGTCCACCTCCACGATGAATACATTCGGATGATCGAACATGTCCACGGTTTCACTCCATTCGGGATATTGGATGGAATACTCTCCATCCCGGTACGTCACGGATATCGCATCCGCGGACGGCATGCGGAACGCACTGCAGTGTACTGTGCCGCCGCCGTCCATCCAGATGCTGTTGTAGTTGATCTCCGCCGCCAGGGCGTTGATGATCGTGAGACGGTCTGTGCCCGGCTCCCAGTCCTCCCGGTCCGCCTGCAGCGTGGCGGTGTTTGCCTCCACGAAAAAATCCGTGATGCCGGATTCGACCAGCAGTGCCTGGATGGCTACCGTGTACAGCGTACCCTTTGCCAGATGCAGCCGCGTCTCTATCTTCGAGGACATGGCAAGATAGGTCAGGTCATAGGCTGTAAGGCTCACCACAGGCCGCATGCCGTCGTGTTCCGTGTATGCATCGGTAGGGATATACTTGCCGAGCGGCTGGCGCACGCCGTCGATGGTGAGCACCGGCTGGATCACGTCCGTGAGGTAGTTGACGGCACGGTTTTGTGCAAACTTCCCGCTGAGCGCCCATTTTACGGCGGCGTCCGCCGTCACCGAAATGGCCGCACCGCCGCCTTTGAATGCGGTAAGCCGTGAATACTCCACGTTATCCCGCAGCACAAGGTATTCCACCGATACATTACTCATAGCTGATCTCCTGCCTGTGATCCGTCTCGACGATGGTGAACTGTACATCCCGCGCGCGGCCATGGGCCGCCTGGATGTTCCCAAGCACCCCGATCACAACATCGCCCCAGCAGTCTTTGTAAACTACGGCAGAACCCAGCAGGCCGCGCAGGGCATCCATCTGTGCGGCGTCCCGGAGCGTGAAAGCGAAGTCGTGGCTGGCGTCTTGCATGCCACAAGTATATGGCTCGGGTTTTGTACGGCCGTAGTAGTGTACGTAGTCCACCTGTGCGCTGTAGCTTCCGTCATGTGCGGGGCGTTCGCCCCGGCGCAGCCGCAGCTTCAGCCAGGGCGCGCCATCCTCAACGGCCCCCAATACAGCGTTTTCGATTGCCAGAAAGGCGTGGACGGGCGCGCTGGCGCCGTAGTATCCCTCCGGCGTGACGCCGCGCACAGTATACTCATGCTTTCCGGTACACAGACGGTCTGTGATCCCGCTGCCCGCTGAGCGCGCAATGGGGACACCGTCACGCAGTATGAAGTATTCGGCGTATGCGGCGTCCGTTTCCCAGGATATTTCAATGGCGCTTAAACGGGCATTGAAAGCGGCTTCAATAGTTGGTCCGGGAACGTTCAGAACGGTAATGGAGCCAACGGCCGGAGCGGATTCCACGCCGAACACTGTCTTTATCGCAAGCTGCACAGGATATGTCCCATCCTGCAGGAAATACGGCATGCGGAACTCCTTGGCCGTGCTATACATCCAGCCTGTATCATAGTCCCCGATCTGGATGCGCACGCCCTGCTGGTCCGCAGACTGCCAGCGGATGGTGGGGCGCGGTTTTGTGTCCGTGTATACAATGACCGGCACGGCCGGAGCCCGGCGGATGATGATGGTCGCTGCGGCGCTGTAGGAACCCCACACACCATCGCCGTTTTTGGTGCGGACACGCCACATGAGCGTACCTTGTGCAAACTGTCCGGCGGGTGTTGCGAAGCTGGAGGCGTCGGTCTCTGCGGTGCTGAGTGTGGTGTACTGTCCGCCCATGTTGGAGCTGATCTGCAGCTCGTAGGCCGTTTGCGTCGTGCCGGTGGAGATCACATGCCGCCACACGAAAGTGATGCCCTGCGTATCCTCTACGATAGCGCCCGCAGGAGACACACATACAGGCGTGGAGAGCGCGTCCTGCGTGTTGACGTGTATCCACTCGCTGACGCCCGTGGCGGCTGTGTTGGTCGTGACCTCTACCTGCCACTCGATATCGTCCGCGGTGAACGTATTCGCCGGGAAGTTGTACCAGGTCTGCGCACCGCTGATGGTGACGCTCTTGACGTCCTGCTGCCCCTGTGTGCGCCAGCGCAGCACGGCCGAAGTCTGGACGATCTCGCCGGGCGCATCCTCGGCTCCCTCTGCCGTGACAGACCAGCCGAAGCGGTTGACCTGGTGCTTCAGCACGCGGCTGCCGTCCGCCGGATACAGGTCCGCAGGCGCGACAGGCAGTTCTTTGTTGTTGAAAGTGGTCCAGCTGCTTGCAGTGGTTCCTCCGCTGGTATCCGTCACCTCGACCTGCCAATCAATATCCCCTGCGGGCAGCACGCCCGCAGGAATCGTATAGCCTTGTGTGGCATTGTTGATGGCATATTCTGTGTACGCCGGAGCACCGTTTTTCCTCCAGCGCAGCTTTGCCGATACCTGCCGGATGGAGCCGGACAGATCATCTGGCTTCGTGTAGTTCAGGCTCCAAGAAAAATTGACGGCAAAGCCTTTGTAGGTCGTGGCCCGGCTGGATGGCATCAGATCTGTCAGCCGGACAGCCGTGCTCTGGAACTGCACCGTGGCATATCCGCCGCTTGCCTGTGCGCCGGAACTGGACGTGACCACGACCTCCCATTCCATGCCGGGGTCGGCGGCATTGGGAACGAGCCCCGTGTCGAAGTCGATGTATGTGTTGGGGCCGGGCACACGGACGGAAGTCCATGTGCCGGAGCCTTTTGCCCGATACTTGAAGTCCGAATACGCTATGGTGAGCGTTCCGTTGATGGGTTTCTCCGCCGTGACATTCCAGGAAAAACGGTGGTAAAACCCTTTTTTGATTGTCGTGTTGGCTGGGGAATAGCCGGATGGCGTTATCTTGCCCGCATGGGTCTGGATCGTCGCATAGGGCACATGGTCCGAGCCGTCCACCCAGAAACGTGCAGCGCCCGCAGCATTTTCTGTGGTGATGCCGATCGAACACTCGAGGCGGCTTGCCGCCTTGTTGTGGGATATACCGCCGGAAGTGTTTTTCCATTCAGGCCCGGACCAGCTTGGACCTGCGATCTGACCAAGAACCAAGCTAAGCGGGGATGGAGCATGGCAGTATACTGAAAGCTGGGACGCCGAATCGAAAACCTCTCCCATAGGAACCGGGGACTTGTCAAAAAACAACTTGCCCCAGTCAGCTTTACTCAGAGACGGGTTATCAATACGAAGTTCTCCCACGCCGCCGGAAAGGTTTTTCAAGTTTTCTGAACCGGTACAATATACGGTATACTGTCCCATGTATCAACGCCTTCTTTCTACCGCCGCGCCAGGCCCATGCGGACGGTCATTTTCTCGTTTTCAAGCATGCGTTTGATGGCCACATACGTTTCGATGTCATCCACCTTGAAGATGTTCTGGCTGTTGTCCACGAAAGTGGCACCGCCGCCCTGCGCGGATATTAAGGCGCGGGATTGTTCGGCGGTATAGACCGCCTCGCCGCCTGTAAAGCGCATCAGCTCCGGCCCGTTTTCGCCAACCCAGCGCCAGCCGGGTGTGGCGGAACGAGTGCCGCGGGCGTAGCCCGCGCCGCCGACCTGCGCCTGCAGTTCGCCCATACTGGGCACCTGTATCGTACCGGTGTTGATCATGGGCACGCCGCGGATCGCACTGATCAGCATGGCGATGCCGGATGTCACCAAAAACACCGCAGCGCCCACCATCAGCAGGTCCGCTGCCAGCATAACGAACTGGGAACCGGCCGCGGCTGCTGTTGGCCCCGCAGCGGCAAGCGCTTTCGTGGCTGAAGCGGTGCCCGTGGCCACGATACGCATGCCCAGGGCCGTGCCCGTCGCCTTTACGGCGATCAGCGCAAGCCCGCCGCTGACGAGCACCACTGCCGGATTCAGCTCCGACAGGAACCCGATTACGTCCGCGCCTACGCCGATGATGTCACCCGCTGCGTCCACGATGGCCAGTATCTGGTCTTCGTGATCCAGCAGCACCTGAGCAAAGGTCGTCTTAATTTTTGTCTCGATGGGCTCGATGCTTTTCGCAAGCTCCACATACCGCAGCTGCAGGTTGTAGTTGGCCTTCTCGGCCTCGATCATATCGGAGTTCCCGGTCTTGTAGCTCTCCCATAGTTCGTCCAGCCCTTCCTTGCGCAGCGTCTGCAAAGCAAGGTTCTGGCGGCTGGCCTCGGAGCGTGTCCGGCCCAGACGTTCGTTGAATTTCTCCACATCCACGCCCAGGCGGCCGAGCAGCTCGGAGAACTGGCCCGCGGCCTCGCCGGTGGCGATAGTCTCCTGCAGAGAATCGGCAAGAGATTCAATTTTCATGGTTTCCGGGAACTTGACGACCGCGCCCGCCAGCATGTCAATGACCTCATACGCCTTGTCCGCGTCATTGAAGCCGGTGGCAAGGATGTTGGAAAGCGCCTCCACCACTTCATTGGTGTCGCCTGTGACGGCATAGAGCTCACCGGCCTTGTTGTGCAGCTGTTCCATGCCCATGCCGGCGTCCCTGGCATTTTGCTCCAGGAAAGAAAGGTCGCGCCGCAGCTCCTTGGTCTGCTCCATCAGTTCGCCGCACTTGCTGATCACCGCGCTCAGCGCATTGCCGGCCAGCGTGCCAAGGGCTACATCGAATGTCTTTGCGCCCTTGCCGCCGTCCTCCATGCCCTTGCCCGCGCCTTTGGCGTTTTTCTCAAGGTCTTCAGCGGAACCGGATGCAGCATCCATAACGTCCTGTGCGTCCGCCAAAGCCGCACCGAAATCATCGGATTTTTTTGTGTTTTTCTCGATCGAGGCCTGAAGGCTCAGCATGCGTTTTTCCAGCTTCAGAGCCTGGCTGCTGGTCTCGCCGTATTTATCGGCCAGGCGCTCGTGTTCCCGCTCACAGTTGGAAAGCTCATTCTGCTGGTTCACGATCGTGGCGTTGAGGATATCCAGCTCTTTCTGCGCAGCCTCGATGCCCTTTGTGGTCGGTTCGATCTTCCACTTTTCAGCATTTTTTCGCGCTTTTTCCAGTGCGTCATCTGTTTTGGCCACGGCTTTCGCGGAATCTTCAGCCATGCCCTGCACCATGTTTTTGACCTGATCCAGCGTCTGCTTCACACGGCTGATGTCAAACTTCAGGCCGAGGACGACGCCATCATCCGAAGCTGTTGCCGGCACACATATCCCTCCTTGCCATGGCCGCGTCGTATTCGGCCTCGTAATCTACCGGGTCCAGCGCAACAGCGCGCTTGATGTCCGCATACCGCTCCCGCTCTTTGGGGTCGGATATTCTGCGCATGTCCACGCTGCGGTAATAGATCGCATTCTTGATCTGGCTCTCGGGCGGCAAGCTGCGGAAAATGGACATGAACTGCCACCAGTGCATCCGCGCTGTGAAAAGGTCGATGCCCGCGTATACGCGGAAATCCCCCCAGATGCGCAGCGCGTCTTTTTTCCAGTCCAGGAGCCGTTCCGGCGGGACCGGCTCATCCCCGCGGGGCGGATCGCCGCAAAAATAGAAGTCGAGCACTCCCTGGAAGTGCCCGGCTTCGTTCTGCGGTATTTCACGGAATGTATTGAGCAGGATGACGTCGAACTGTTCTTCCGGCGTCAGGTCAGACGCCAGCACCGTTCCCACATACTTCATCCACCAGGCCCAGTCCGTCGGCACCTTTCGGCCCAGGATCTGGTCCGGCAGCTCCAGAATTGCCGGATACATTCGCAACCGCCTCCTTCAGCTCCGGGATCAGGAACTGCTCCACGACCTCCCGGCGTCCTCCCATGACCTCGCCGTAAATGTACGCGCACAGGCTGATGTGTTCGTTGATGTTCTCCGGGCGGCCGCCGAAGATCTCCCGGTATTCTTCAACGCCCAGCGTGCCTTCGATGAAGGCACGGCACATGGCTACGGCGTCCGAAAATTTTTCCAGCGCCTCCTGTGCCATGGTGTCCGCGCTCCGTCCGTCCTGTCCGCCGGGCTTCAGCTTGGCGTCCATCGCACAGAATGCCTGCGCGGCCTGAAGCACGCGGGGAAAATCCCGCGTAACGCCTTCCAGCATCCGTTTGTCCGAGATATCGCACGGGTATGCACGGCCGCAAATGGTGATCTCGTGCTTTTTGGCAAACTCAAACCCCGCGCTCATTTCGACGCCGCCTTTGCCTCTGCGGCCTGCGGCGAAAACGTGGGCGTGCCGTCCTCACCGATGGTGACAGTTCCCTTTTGGGGAGTGCCCAGGATCTTGAGGCCGAAGCTGATGTTTTCGCGGTTTTGGGCGTCGCCGGACCCATCGTCCGTGATGGACAGCACGCCCTCTCCCTGACGGCCGTTGGGCTTGCCGCTGCCCAAATTGTCGTAGCACTCAATGAACTTGACTTTCCGGTTGTCGAGGTCGTACAGGCGGTCCATGATGGCGTCCTGCGCAGCGTCGCCAAACCTGCGGAAACCGGTGAAGGTACGGGACACGCTCACGCCCGTGATCTCGCTTTCGGCCACGCCCCGGCCCGCCATGTCGTAGTATTCCTGGCTTTGTTCGTTGATGCTGTTGCCGCGGGATGTGATGCCGGAGGCAACCTCCGCCCATTGGGGCGAATCGTTTGCACTGAGGTCGATCCACCAGCGGCGGTTCCATGTCATGGGGGTAATATATGTTCCAGGCATGCTTCGTCACTCCTTTTCATAGATCAGGGTGCCCTGAATTTTGTAGACACCATATTGGAAATTTTCGTCCCAGTCTGTAAAGGCTCCGTTTGAGGCGGAAATTGAGACAAAAGAAAGGCCGTTCCCGGAAAGAGGGACGCCCTTGCGGTTTTGCTGCTGGACCCAGTCCTGTAACTCTTCTGTAAAGTTGCAGTTATCCAGCCGCATGATGTCATCAGCCGTCATGCGGGTGGCAGCAATGATAAAGTTGTATTGCCAGGTGGCCGCTCCGCGCATATCCTGTTCGATGATGGCAGAACCGGCCGGGAAGATCCCGTACCCCTCGGCGTCCGTCTCCAGCTGGTCGGTGCGCGCCTCCAGATCTTTCAGCGCGGGGCACTGTGCGAACAGGGCGCGGATATCGTTTAAAACAGCCATTATGGGCCTCCTAAAATGTTCCGGCGTTCATCCTCAATGATCCGGTCTTTTTCGGCGGCCATGAGGCGCTCAAGCCAGAAAGGACCGGCAAGGCGGTTAAACGTAGTGGTGTACCGGATGTCTTTGTTTGTAACGTGTTTCGGCTTGCGCCCGGCCATGACTTTCCCGAAATACAGATACTTGACCTGCGGGCCGCGGATGACGATGCGGCCGTTGGCCGGTTCCTGGCCCTGGGCGATGGCGTTCTCGATGCTGCTGTATGTGCGCTTGGGCACATACTTGGTGATGCGCCGCGCAACGTTTTTCACAAGATGCTGTTGGGCACGTCCGCCTTCTTCAAGCCCCAGGTCCTTTATGAGGTTTCCAAACTCCGGCAAATGAAAGTCGAGCTCCAGCATGCTCATTCCGTCGTCACCTCACAATGGGGCAGGCCGCCGAATGCACAGTGCACAAGGTTTTTGACAGTCAGGGGCTTGTCTGCGATCAACTCACGCTTGCTCTGTGTGTCCGTGACCTCGCCCATACGCTCGCCTTGCACCACGTAGTCCTTTTCCCGTTTTTCGCCCTTGTACTGCTCCGGCAGTTCACCGGGGATGACGATGCTCACGCCGTCCTCTCCGTCCTGCCAGAAGCAGGCGGGGACATACACCCGCGTGTATGCCCCCGGCCCCGTCTGCAGGTACAACGTGCAGCTTGCATTCGGCGTCAGCATCCGCTCACCCCCCGGTACAGCAGCCCGCTGCGGATGGGGATATATTGGGCGGCGATACGCAGGCAGCGGCGCTCGAAGCTGCCGGATTGTTCGTCATCCTGCTGGATGCTGCGGCTCCATTTTCCCACGCTTTCGCTGGTCACTTTGCCGCCCGCCAGCACGGCCGTGTCCTGGGCGTGCTGGGCGTCTGCCAGCGCGCAGTGCGCCATGCGCACGCATTTCGCCAGCGTTTCGTCCTGCTCCCAGGCTCCGTCCTGCAGGCGGTCCAGCGTCAGACTGTGCAGCATGTACTCCGCACGGGCCAGGCAGCCCTCCACGTCCGCCTCCGAAAGTTTTCCGTGGTATGTGGAATAGTAGAACTCCTTGTCCGCTACCATGCGTATCCCTCCCGTGTATTACTCCGCGGCCGTTTCCGGCTGCTCACCGGGCACAGCCTCAGCCGGTGCGGCAGAAGGCTCTACCGCCGTCTGCACGGCTAGAAGCAGGTCCTGCTTCTTGGCCGCGCCCGTTACGTCGATGCCGTGCGCCGCCGCATAACTGCGCAGCTCCGTCACCGTCATGTCCTCCAGCGCCTTTTTCGGTGCCGGGGCAGGGGCGGGGTTTTGTGCTGCTTGTTCTCCAACCGGGGCCAGTTTGTCTGTAACCGTATAGCCCTTTCGGGCCAGCTTCGCCGCAAGTTCCGCGTCATCTGTATGGGCGAGGCCCTGCACCCACGCAAGGCCCCAGCCCAGCCCCGTGCATTCAACAGGGGCTTTGATTTCGTATTTTTTCATCTTCAACCACCTGCCTTTACACCGATCTGCACACCGCGCAGGACTGCCGCGGCGCGGGTAGCCTTCAGAGCCATGGCCGCCACCATCTCGGCCTCGCCCTGCTTCACTGCGCCCGGTGCGTTCATGTCCGGCATGTAGGTAGACAGACCGGTGGAGCCGTCGGGCGTTACGCCATGTACGCCATCGAGGCCAATACGGGCGAAATAGATGTCCGTCACAAGCAGCTTATTGCTGTCACTTCCATCCTTTTCTGTGTTCTCGATGATGGGTTTGCTGGTGCCCGGCTTGTCACCAATGTTCATGATGGTGGCATTGCCGTACTTCACGATTTCAGTGCCCAGGTCGTTGCGGGTCAGCTGAAATTGCGTCGAATAGTCCCCGATGCTCTGGAACACCGCGAACATATCACTGTTGACCGCCATGATGCTGGGCGCGCCGTCCAGCAGCTTGAGGGTCTGCCGCAGCTCCCACAGGAACGCCTGGTAGTTCTCCTTGACCTTTGCCGCGCTGGACAGGTCGATGGGTGTGGTCAGCACACGTTCGGTGCTGCTGCCGGTCAGTGCCTTATCCAAGCCGTCGAAAGCATTGCTGTCGGATGAGGAATCCCCGTTGATGAACAGATCCGCAAACAGCGCGCGGGTGGCCTGGATTTTCTGCTCCAGCTGGAAAGCAATGAGATCAACGACCTTGTGTTCGTACTTCTGCAGTACACGGTCGATGCCGAACTTGCCGCCGAATACCTTCAGGCCCACGGTGATGGGTGTGGTCTTCGCCTCTTGGGGTGTGTACTCGCTGCCGATGGCGCGGGTTGCAGCCGTGGGCAGGGTGGTCACACGGTTGTAGGTGTAGCTCAAAGACTGTCCGCCACCTGCGCTCGCAGCGTCGTCGAACACAAGTGTGTCCATCAGCGGGGACTTGCGGAACTCGTCGATCACGCTATTGGTCAGCTTGTCCTGGGAGAGATTTTTTGCATCGGCTAAAGTAAATGCCATGTTTCGTCATCCTTTCTCTTGTATCTGTTGTGTTGGTCAGTGCTGCGGGTGCAGCGCCGCGTCCACTGCATCGCGCAGGCCGCTGGTAGAAAGCGAAGGCTTTGCCGCCGCGCCCGGCACAGCAGAGGTCCCGGTGCCGGATGCGGGCGCAGGTTCCGCTGCCGCCGAGCCGAACAGGTATGCGTCGCTTTTCTGTACGGCCGCGATGGCTGCCGCGATGTCCGCGTCCTGATTTTTACTGGACCGCAGAGCGTCAAGGTCCAGCGCGCCGCGCGCCAGCTTCGGGTTGTGCGCTTTTGCGTCTGCCAGCGCCTTGTCGATCTTCGCATCGAATGCAGCGGCCGCCAGTTTTTCGTCCCGGTCCTTTTCCGCCGCCTCCGCGCGCTGCTTGTAGTCCGCGATCTGCGCCTTTACCTGCTCCGCGTCCAATCCTTCAAACTTACCGATGGCCTCGTTGGCGGCGTCCAGCTGCTCCTGCAGGCCGTCGGCACGTGCCGATGCTGCGTCCAGATCCGCCTTTGGAGCGTACAGCTCGTTGATCTTCGCCTCCAGCTTTTCTTTCAGCTCTCCGGTGTAGGCGTCGCCGAGAAGCTCTTTGGCAAATTCCAATGCCATGTCGTCAGTCTCCTTCCTTTTAAATACAATATATTTGTGCATAACAAAAGGACCCCCGTGAAGGGGTCCTTCAGCTATCTTTTTATGGGCATTTTTATGCCCGTTTTCACGCCGTTTAAAGCGGCTTTTTAAGTGTCTTTTCAAACTCTTCCAAAATCTCTTTCTGGATCACGCTGTACGGACGGGGATCCGTGTACTGCTTGATCAGGGCGTCGATATCCTCACCGGGGAATTGTGCGCGCAGCGCTTCCATGTAGGCGAGGCCGCCTTCCTTGTGTATCTCCATGCGGAACGGCGGATACTTCTTTCCGTATTTATCCTCATACGCCCGAAGCAGCTGGTCATAGCCCAATTCTTCCATGCGCTCAGCAATGCCTGGTACAAAAGGCAAAGACATCAGAAATTCCTCCTAAAACAGCTTCTGGTATTCATCCCACAGCTCCGGGAACAACGTTTTAACAAAGTACAGGTCCGAATCGCCTTGCGTTTCCATAGTAAACAATTCAGCAAAAATCTCCGTGAATGTAAAGGACGGGTTCCTTTCCCAGTATTCGACCGAATGGCCAAATGCTGTATATAGTTTTCCCGCGCTCAATGCGCTGAACACATCCTTCAACGATTTACTGCGTACACTTTGTGCCACACGTTGATAGCCCTCCATGTTTTTCAAAACCCTTTCGCCCGCAAGCTGGACGGCACGCTTAAAGCCTTCGCTTCTGTATGACCTCATATGCATCACGTCCGCGCGGTGTGCGTTTTCATGGGTGTTGGCAAAATCGAAATCCATTTCCGCAAAGCCGGGGGCATTCGGGTTGTACAAAATTTTATCTTTTTTTGCCGAATATGCAAACGGGGCAGCCAGTGTGGGATCTTCTTCGTATCCAGTCGGACTTTTTTCCGTAAAATGTCTTAACCATACCATATTCTTTTCCGGCGCATCCGTCAAGGTGTCAAGATACGCAGAATAGCTTTTCCTGGCTTCTTCCACATCCAGCTTGCCGCCGCTGCCTGTGAGCGTACCCGCAGGACGCGGCATTTCCAGCGTGCCGTCCGGTCTCAGCGCCCGGCCCAGCCCCGCCGCCCGCAGCCGCTCCGGCGCGGTGCGCAGCCCGGCCGCAGCCGAAAACCGCTTGTATTCCGCATTCAGCTGCCGCAGGAGGATGCGGCTGCTGCGCAGCTCTCCGCTGCCCAGCTTGCCCTCCTCCTGCGCCGCAGCAATACGGTCTTTACACTGCCGGATACTGTTCTCCAGCGCCTTCTGCTGCTGTGTGGCTTCGTACTGGGTGTAATGGCGGCCCTCGTAGGTGACGCCCTTCGCGTTTTCCCGCGCCATCTCCGCCAGCTGTTCCTCCGTCCACTGGGGACCGTCCACGCCCAGCTTGACAGGCCAGGCGATGTGCTTGCAGCTCAATGTGCCGATGCGCCGCTGCAGCCGGCTGTTCAGCCGCTTGTATTCCTTATCGCTGTACTGCCGCCCCTGGTAGGGCTCATGGTCCGGCGCGCTGGCGCTGTGCGCGCTGATCTCCCAACCGTCGCACCCGCCGTCATCGTGATGCTTCTCGTTGATGGCCGTGGTCATTTCGCCCATCTTCGCCATAATGGCGCGCTGGGCCATGAACTCTACGGAAAAAGTGCGCCCGTCCGAGCGGTCGACGGTGCGGATGCCCCGCTGCCACAAGCGCAGCGTGGCACGCCGCACAGCCTCCTCCGGCGTCTTTGCGCCGCTGGAAACCTCCCGGAACACATAGTCCATCGTGTGCCGGTATACATCTTTAATAGGATACACCTGGCCGTCCACATCTGCCGCGGCCAGCTGGCCCAGCACGTTGGCCACTTCCTTGCGCGTCACCTTTACATAGGCTTCGGCAATGTTCCGCAGGCTTTCGTTTTCCTCCAGCGGCGCGGTCTTCTCCGCGGCCCAGCGCATCAGCTGCTCCACCGCGTCGTCGGTGAGGTCTGTCTGCCTGCGCAGCGTGTCCGCGATCACATCGTCCGCTCCGGCAAGGCTTTTTGCCAGCAGAAGCTTGTATTCATCGCCGGACGATATCTGTCCGGCGGCGGTAATGCACCGGCACAGGTCGCGCAGCAGCTCCTCCGTGACGGGGCCGTAAACAGCGAGGATCAGCTCCCGCAGCCCGTCGATCTCATCCGGCGTCAGTGCCATAACGTCACCTCAGCCCGGACTGGGCGGTCAGCTGGACCATCTCCGGCATGTACTTTTCACGGATGGCCGCAAGGTCTTCCGGCGTCTCACAGGGCAGGTCGTATTTTTTTGCCAGCGCCAGCTCAGGTTTCAGCAGGCCGGCCTCCACCATCGAAAGCGTGTCGGCCCAGTCCTTGTCTGCGTCATACAAAACGCCGTTGCCCCAGCTCACGCTCAGCAGCTGCTCAAGGTCCACCGCCTGGGCGTCGCACAGCCCCAGCGCCTGGCCCCACAGGTTCGTGATGCGCAGCGTCTCCATCAGTGCGTCGTACCACATCCGCTGCAGGTCCATGATCGACAGGCTGTAGTCACCCTCGCTGCTGCTGATCTCCTTTGCCGTGCGCTCCACAGCCTCCACGTCCGACAATATACCGCGTTTCAGGCCGATGATATTCTCACACGCCTTTAAATAGCTCTGCTTGCGCCGCTCGAAGCTCTCATCCCGCAGCGTGGGGGAGAAGATGGTCATGCCCACGCTGGCGTCGCCGTCCAGGCCGACGAACACGTCGTCCTTCAGCCGCATCACGCCGCCCTCCGGGCCCGGCGTCATAAGCATATCCGAGCCCGCCACGATCCGGCTGCGTCCCAGCTCGAACTCGCGCCCCAGCTGGTACTCGTTTTTGTAGATGTTGTGGATCAGCTGCACCGCGCCCTCGTACACGCTCACACCGTCTGGGCTCCCGTCCACGTTATTTGCCATCGGCATGCGGATGTAGGTCATGCCCAGCCCGCCGAAGGGCACGCCGTAGGTGTGCTCCGGGGCCAGCGCCGCATACTGCGGCAGGCTGTCCAGCCGCACCTCCTGTCCCAGGGTGCTGCTGTTTTTCGAGGTGTACAGCTTGTACCGGATGGTCAGATACCCGCTGCCGTCCACAGTCCGGCGTTCCAGCAGCGTGTAGTAGTCGGAGCCCGCCCGGCTTCGCTCGCTCATCAGCACGTCCGTGATGCCGCGGGGCCCGCGGGCCAGTACGTTGTAGCAGTCGCGCCTTACCACATGGTAGGCCAGCCGTCCCGTGCCGTCCGGTGCAGGCTTCAAAAAGCCTTCGCCGCCCACCATGACCCACTGCAGCACGTCCTGCTTTTCGGCGTCAATGAGGCTGCGCTGCCCGTCCATCCACGCCGTTTTTCCGGTGCCGTTTTCCGTAAAGCCGGAATCGTACTCCGCAAAACAAGCCTTTGTCAGTTTGTTGGTGATTGTGTAGGGGATGCGCTGCGCCGGGTCTTCGTCCTTGCCCTTCACCGCTTCACGCATGAAGAACAGCTCGAACCACTCCCGCACCGCCGCCCGCATAGCCGCTGTGCTGGTGTCCTTCAGCCCCGCCGCCTGCGCCCCTGTGATGGCGGCGTCGTCAAACAGCGCCCTTACGACTGCGTTCATCCGCCGTCACTCCTTTCGATCCGAATTTCCGGCTGCTTTGCCCGCAGCCCGCGCTCCACGCCGTTGATGTATGCCCGCAGCTGCCGGTTTTCCGCCTCCAGCTCCCGTACACGCCTCTGTGCCGCCTCCAGCGCGTCGCCGTATTCCAGCACCGCCCAGCTGGGCAGGTACTTCTTCAGCAGCCAGTCCTTCAGCTTCATTTGTCACGCTCCTTTGCGCTGCCAGATGCGGCTGCAGGCATACCGCGCCGCGTCGATACCGTGGTCGTTTGCGTCCATCAAAGTCCCCAGCACCGTGCCGTCCGGCGCTACCTCGTACTCCCATTCCAGGAACTCCTGCAGCACACACGGGCATTTTACCGGGTCGATCACAATGGCGTTTAGGCCTTGCAGCCACCGCACGCCCAGCTCACGGCTGCCCGGCCCTTTCCTGGCGGGCCAGCACCGCAGGCCGTAGCTGCGGTAATCCGCGCAGGACTTTTCGTCCGCGAGGTCCGCAAGGATCAGTTCGCCCGGGGCCACCCGTTCTTTCACGAGCCGGGCCGTGTAGTCATTCTGCAGCTTATTGCCCCGGGCCTCGTCGAAGATGTACAGCGTCCGGGTGCCCGCGTGGTAATACGTGCGGATGAACACCCACGGGTCGGGGTAGTACCCCCAGTCCACGCCGCTGATGATGTTGTCGAAGCCCGCGATCTCCTTCGCCGTGATCTTCCGGCTCAAGATGTTGTCGAACACCTGTGTGCCGCTGCCCACCATCTCGCCCAGGTACATGTGCCGGTATTTGAGCGGCTTTGTCTTCCGTAGCCAGTCCGCACCGTCCAGGAACTCCTTGCCCAGCCAGTCCCGCGGCGCATCCAGATACGACGAATGATGCACCAGCTTGCCCGGCTGCTGCTCCCGCGCGTACCGGTTGGCCCAGTTCCGCGCGTTGGCGGGCGGGTTGAAGCTGATGAGTGTTAAGGTCGGGTTGCTCCCCGAGCCGCGGAACGCGGACTGCTTCACGCTCAGCACCGCGTTTTCGCCGCGGCGCAACTGGTCCGCTTCCTCGAACCACAGGCAGCCAATGTATCCGAACTTCGGTTTGATACCCTTAATTTTCATCTCATCGTCCAGGCCGCGGAAATAGATGGTCTGGCCCGTGGGCTTGTAAATGAGGCGCAGCGGGCTCTTTTTCTCCAGAAAATGCTCCGACAGCCCCAGCTTTGCGACGGCCCACAGCATCTGCGAGTACACGCTGTCCTCCAGCGTGTTTCCCATCTGCCGCATCACCAGCGCGTGGCTCTGCGGCCACTTCAGCAGCCACAGCACGATCTCCACGCTGCAGAACGAACTTTTCAGGCTGCCGCGCCCGCCTTCCTCCACCAGTGTATGGGCCCGCTGCTCCCGGACCGCCCGGTGCGAATCATAGAACCCCGGCCCGATCACGTTCTTTAAATCGACCGTCACCGCCGGGCGGCTATATGCTGTCAACGATGTTCACCTCCGCCGCGCCGCTGCCGCCCTCTTTCTGCAGCTCCGTCCACAGCCGGATCGCGTCCATGTCGCCGGCCTGGCATTTCTTCAGCAGCGCCGCGTGGATCGTCGCCGCTTCGTCCGTGCTGTATTTTTCCATCAGCTTATCCAGCAGCGCGAGGTAGTCCCGCTTATTCACCTTGGTATACTGCGCATGCAGCGTTTTTAAATCTTTTAAAATGTTAAATTCCTTTTTCTGTTTCGCCTGTTCAATGCTCTCCAAAAGAGCCTTTATACTGCTCTGTTGTGTGCGGCCCACGATACGCTCCTTCCCGGGCCGTGCCAACGGCCCCAAATTTCGCCTGTAACGAAAAAAGGCCCCCAGGCGTCCGCATGGGCGGCCCGGGGCTCCTAAACGTTTTTTAACGGCATACAGCGGAAATTAAACAGTGTTCCGTGTCACGGCAGGCAAGAGGGGTGGATTTTCGCCGGGCATGCTTCGCCATCCGGCCGTTTCCGTCCGGTTTTTACCCCTCTGTGTCCGCCATGGCCACGGGCGGGGGACGAATCGACCCCGCTGCTTTCATGGTTTTCTTGTACGTGTTTAAACGCTCTCTTAACAGGTGTTTAAAAATATGCTTTCAACAAGTTTTCACATCGGTTTCAACTTTTCCACATTTCCCGAGGTGCTGCGCCGCACGCAGCGGGGAAACGGGCAGGCAGGGCAGCCGCTCTCATGCATAGCCCACACGCACCGTTTGCACAACTCCGGCGGCTCCTTCAGCTTTGCGCCGGAGATCTTCCGTGCCAGCTCCCGCCGCGGGTCCTGCCTCCGCTTCATGGTCCGCCGCCCTCTGTCACGGGGATAACGCCGAACCGCACCCGCCGGGCTGCGCCGCCCAGCTCCGCCGTCACATACGCCCGGCGCTGCCGCCGCTCCATCCGTACCGGGCAGCCTGCAAAAGCCGCCAGCGGCCCGCCCAGCACATGCCATGTGCCGTCCGCACGAAACAGCACCCGGCTGGGTTCCAGCGTTTCCTCGCTGTCCAGCCGCCACCGCAGCGCCTCCTGCGTGTCCAGCGCCTGCGGCTCTCCACAGTGAAGCCCAAGCCAGCGGATAACGCCGTACACCGGGGAAACGACATGGAACAACGCCGCGCTGTAGTCCGCGCCTACGAACACATATCCCGGCAGCAGCAGCCGCTCCTCGGTCTGCCACTGGCCCCGCCGCCGGATCTCCATCCGCTGGGCCGGAGCGCGAGCCTGTACACCTTTGCGCCGGAGCGCCGTGCATACGTCCCGCTCGCTTCCGGTCATGACCTGAAGGACGTACCATTTCATCCGCGCTGCGCCCCTTTCTGCCGGCGCTCCAGCGCCGCAATGAGCTGGCGGTACAGCTCCGGATGTTCCGTGCCGAGGGCTGAGAAGAACTCCGCCTTCAGCTCGCCCACGGCGGCCTGCGTGTCATCCTTGCTCTGAATATCCAGTCTGCGGGCGTACGCCACGGCCTTTGTCTGCGCGTTCATCTCCCGCAGCAGCTTATCCAGCGCGATATCGTTCCACTCTTCGTCCGGCTTCGACAGGATGGCGTCCAGAATCTTCTGGCCCGCCACTCGGTTGGTCACCTCGGAAAAATCCAGCTCCGGATACTTCGCCGCTTCCCGTACCATGGCGTTCATCCGCTCGTTTGTCACACGGATATCCTCCAGCGAGGCCAGCAGCTTTCTGCTGTAGGTGCTGATTGCCTGCAGGCTCAGTGTGACGTCTAGGCTCGCCAGATACTTCTGAATATCCGCGAGCGTGCAGGTGTTCGTCGCTTTCACCATCTCATCCACGACGTCGCGGACCTCGGGCGGCAGCTGTGATATGGTGCTGCGGCTCCTGTTTTTTCCGCGCATCCTCAAGCCCTCCTACATATCCACCAGCGGGTCTTTCTTCACGCAGCGCTGCAGCTGGATGCCGCGCGGCGTCAGCTTGACCTCCAGTTCCTCCAGCTCTGCGTCCGAAACGCTGGACGGAGCCTTGTCCTCGATGCATCGCACCTGCAGGTATCCGCTGTCCGCCAGGTAGTTGATGCTGCTGCACAGCGCCATCCGGTCCATGCCGCCCGCCAGCGCCAGCAGCAGGCTCTTCAGCTTTAAAAATTTGAAATCGCAGCCCGCGATGGCCAGTGTGCGCATCACAGTTCCGTTATTGGCCGCAAGCTCTCCGGCCTGCATCTTTCGGCGCAGTTCATTTTCGTCCATCTCAGTTGCCTCCCTGCTTCATCATGAACTCCATCAGACGATCCAGCTTGTTCTCCAGCTTCAGCTGGTGCGAAACAAATTCCTCGCGCCGGATGCAATTTTCCTTGATGTCTTTCACATCGTCGCTCATCTGCCGGATCTCCGTCCGCATTTCCGTGCGCATTTCCTTCATTTCGCGCCGCACCGCTTCCAGGTCCTTCTGGTGGTCGGTGCGCGGGGTATAGTTCTCGCGCACTTCTTTGATATCTGCCCGGTTTTCATCCAGTTGCCGAAACACCGAGCGGCCAAACAAAAAGCCCACCAGCCCTACCACCGTTGTTACGATGACTGTCAGAAGCCACCAGGTTCCGGCGTCGAACGTCATTGTGATTTCCTCCGAAATACAAAAAGATAAGGCACGATGCCCTCGTTGTGAGTTCATCATACCTTATCTTTTATAGACTGTTCAGGTGAACTATTTCTCCCAATTTTCTGCGGGAGGTCGTCAAATGTCAGCTGCCCATCCGGTGGTGCCCGGCGGATCTCTGCCGCTTTATCCTTGACGATTTGCCGTACATATGCGTCGCTCAGATTCCACTTGCGCGCCAGCTCATAGGTGTTGTATCCGTTGTACTCCCGGCGAATCAGCACATCACGCACAGGGATCACTACCTTATCCGGCTGTGGGATATACATTTTTCCGGTACCGCCATAACGTTCCAGCAGCCGCCGGAAAGCTTCCATTCCAATACACTCCGCCAGCTCACGTACCTCACCTTGCAAGTCGTCCAGCTCCAGCAGTTCCAGCAGCTCAACATTCATGCTGCACCGCCTCAACATCCCGGCGATATCGGTCGCTGTGCAGGTATTTCAGCTCGGCAGCCTCGGCCATCCGCTTGATGCCGTTGATCAAGGCAGCACCCTGGGCACAGGTCAGAAACCGGAAAGGATCTTCCGGGAAGCTGGTCATGTGGAACTGTTTTACGATGAGGCCGCTCAGACGGTAGCGCAGCGATATACCATCAGGGGCTGGGTCATATTTTTCAAGTTCACTCATGAGAAACCAGGCGTATTTTTGTTGTTTTGCCGTCATGCGGCCCGGTATTTCATTGTAATGACGCGGCTTTTTGCTCCTGTGCAGCGTCTCCGGCGCTGCCGCAGCCTTGCGGCGGAGCAGCTCATGAATGACGGCGTCCTGCTCCGCCGCCGACAGTTCTTTGATGGAGGAGCAGCCGGTGACGCCTTCCACCAGAATATGCAGATCATCGTCATGGCCCAGCGCTGAATCGGACAAACCCAACTCGCGGCCCAGCGCATAGATATATTTTATCCCGTCTTTTTCTTGTCTCCGAGCACCCATAGCTGCTCCTCCTTCCTTGTTACTCCTCCGGCACGGCGTCGCCCGTGTCGTAGAAAAATTCATCCGTGGTTTTCAGATACGCGCCCACAGCCTCCAGAACTTCCTCCGGCTGCTGTTTGAGAGCGTCCCGGTCCAGTTTCTGTTCCGTCTTCACGAGCTCCCTGCGCCCCATGGCCAGCAGCGTGGCGATGGCCTGCGGCACTTTCGAGTTTGCCAAAATCAGCCGCGTGGACTGCCGGAACCCTACACGGCCAAACGTCAGCTGACGGCTTTTTCCGGCCATATCTTCCCGATGCGCCTCCACATACTCCTGGACATCCGTTTCCAGCTGTTTGACACGCTTCTGCAGAGGCTCCGCGCTTTTGGTGTATTCGGCCTTCACGGCGTCGATGCGCCGCGACATGTCTACGCCCATCTCCGTCAGTGCGTGCTCGTACTCATGAATGCTGCGCAGCGCGTCGTTCACTTCCGCCCAGTCCTTCAGCACAGGCTCCCGGTGCAATTTTTTCCTTGCCATATGTATCCACATCCTTTCTCAAAATTCCGCCCTCTGCATTTTCCGGGCTTGGGACCGGCGCGCACAACTACGCGGCTGCATTACGGCCGGGGCATAGCCCCGGATAACTTCACGCATGGCGGCCATCTCCCGAATGTACCATCCGGCGCGCCTGCGAATAGTACGGCTCCTTCGGGACCCAGTTCACACCGTACCGCGCATAAAAGGCGTCGTTGCTCATCTGGAACCACTCGATGGCCGTTTGCAGCGGGTCCAGGCGGCGCTGCACGCGTCCCTCGCCGTCCAGTATGTACAGTGTGCCGCCCACCAGACGGGTGGTGCAGGGCAGATATTTCGTCATGTTTATTTGTTCCATGGTATAGAACACTCCTTTCACAGCTTCATGAGCCTGTTCCATTTTTTATCCAGCGTCTGCGCTTCCTCAAGGATGGCAGACGCATGGTCAAGCACATCTGCCGGGATGTCCAGGATAGGCTTGCCTTCGTATAGCGTCAACAGCTCCGCCGCCTGTTGCCGAAGTCGTGCGGACTCCTCATTTAATCGGTCGGCTTCATCCAGCTTCTTTTGCTCCCGCTGATATTCCAGATCGTTCAAAGCGATGGCAATAATAGTATCCAGCCGATACAGACCACGATTGCGCAGCCGGTCGATGACCCACAGTAGTTCTGCCTTAGTACAATCTTTCAACGTCATCAGGAATCCTCCTCCACCGTATATATCGGACAGAACCAGCGGGGCAGGCCCTCATACACGAGCTTTTCTTTTGCCCGGCAGAAGCAGATGCTCCCGTCCCGGCTGTAAATGGTATGGGCATGTGCGCAGTATCTGCATCTTCGGTTGCGGCGCAGGCTGCGCCACTGTTGAACGGTCAATCCTATCACGCTCCTAAAAAACAGAGTTGAAACGGCCGCCGGGCCGTGGTATCCTGTACGTGTGGAGCCTTAAATCCTTTCAGCTCCATACTTCTTCTTCAGCCCCGCTTGGATGGTTCTCCGGGCAGGGCTTTTGGTGCGGGGCTGCCGTTATGACCGGCCACGCCGGCCCTCCTGGGCCGCGGCCCCGCATGTGTAACCGGATTTGACGGATCGGATATTTGCAGAACACTGAGAAAGGGAGAGGTATTATGACAGTTGACGAACTCAGCGCCATGATTGATGAATGCGCGGGCGAAAGCGTACTCCATGAAGCGTATGCTGCCGACCCGGAGCAGACACGCGCCACGCTTGAAAAGCTCGTGGACGACTGGAATGCAGGGAAGGACTTTGACCCAGCTGTTTACGACCTTCTTATGGGACGTGTTGTGGAGCGGGATGGTGATTCGACGATGCAAACAGGTTGGCTCAAACAACAGGCCGTATCCGATCTTCAAGCTCTTGTCATCCGTCAGTGGATCTCCGGACTGCAGCGCGGTGCGGTCGTGGTGCTCTACAAAGTGCTGACCGACCTCGGCAACGGTGTATGTATTTCTAAAAAGGGGTTCCGGTTGATGCCGCTGGATATTGTCGAAATGTGGAACAGTTTGCATCCCGATGAATCGCCTATCCGGATATTTTATCCGTGAAGAGCCTTGGCCCCGCGTATGCGGGGCCTTTTCCAACACTCACAGCCCGAGGTTGAGTGCCTGAATCATCACGCAGTCGTTACAGTGATTTTCCTCCAGTTCTTCAGAGCTCCGGCACTCAAGCGGCCAGCGGCAATAGCTGTCGCAGACAGTTTCCGTCAGCTCCATGACTTTCTGCTCCCAGCAGTGCGCATGCATCACGCGCGCGGATATTACGGGCTTGCCGCAAAATTTACAGTTCGGCATTTTTCTCTCGCTCCTTCCTTCGCATCTGGTAGGCCCACGTAGCCATGGTCCGTACATTGACGCTCATATCCTCAGCCACCCGCCGGAAAGATTCTCCGGAGCGCAGGCGCTCCATTGCCTCTGCCTTGAACTCCGGCGCATAGATGCGTCTCGGCTGGCCCTTCCGGCTCGGTTTTGGGCGGGCGGACTTGGAAAGCGGCCCCAGTACGTCCAGAATCTCCTCATGGCTCACCAGATACAGCTGCATCAAAATTTTCACGTGCTGGCGCGGGTCGATCGCATTTTTGTACGACGCCCGGATTTCAGATTTTTCCTGTTCACTCAGCATCC